GAAATAGTTAGAAAACATTGTAGAGTTGGTGGATTGGTTCTTGACCCATTCGCAGGTGTAGGAACTTCTGCCATAGCTTGCATTAGAACAGGCAGAAATTTTATCAATATTGAACAAGACGATAAATGGTTTAAGATGGGACAGAAAAGAATTGACGAGGAAATTGGGCAAGGTCGCATCTTTGACGAGAAGATATTTGTAAACAACCAGCAATCCCTTGTCCCCGTAGTAGAAGAAGGGAAGTTAAAGGAAGAGGTTTAGAGCGTTTATTTTGTTCGGGTATATATAATGTATGGCTTGACAAGTTTTAAGGAGCAGTTTGTGGAGGTGGAGGTAACTGTTTTGCGATATCGTTCATTGTTTTATCCCAGTTTCTTTTATCTTTTAAGTTTTGTAAGATGTCCCTACCTTTTTTGCCAATCTTATCTGCATTAGATAAATTTTGATAGTCTATTGTTAATCTTGTTTCCCAACTTGTTATTTTGTTAGATTCTAATGCACCTCTAACTTCTTTGATAAAAAATTCTTCATATACAGTAAGTTTGGTTTTGTTATATTTACTCTCCCTCAAAAGGTATGGTTTAAGATATGCCTCTTGAACTTGTAACGCATTCACCATTCTTGCAGAATCTGATTGTGGTCTTCCTTGTGGGAAATTGGGTAAATATTTTCTACCAAAATCTGCTTCCCAACTTGTTCGCAAATATGTTTCTTGGATATGAGATACCGCTGTATGTGCTTTTCTTTTCCAGTTGTCTGTTTCAAAATTGCGATAATCATCGTTCTGCCCTAATGGTATATCATAAAAACCAAAAGATTTTAATTGTTCTGATTTAAACGATGTTGCTGGGTTTGAAGAATATGTTATTTGGGTAAGCGGTGGATGCATCTTTATTATAACCCAATTCCACTTATCTCTATTTATTTGTTCTGGAGTATCGTTTATATCCCATATTGCTTTATGGGTTCGTAAATCTTTGTTGGCAATAAGTCCACCTGCTATAGGATACATAACATTTGCCATCCAAGCTATCTTCCCAGTTTCAACCAATCCCCATTGTTTCACTGTTTTGTTTATAAATTCTTTGTATGTTACTCTTACATTCAAATCTTTATCATCTTTGTGTCTAAGGTAATCTTCATAGTTAGCACCAAATACTCCAAGAAGTCCCCATCCAAAAAATACATCTGGGGGTAATGGCATAGTCCATCCCCTTAGCGTGTTGTCGTCAATTTTTCCAATGTTGATGTGCGGGGAAGAGGTATACCAATCAGGAGCTCTGCTTTCCATATCTCTGAACTCCTTATCTTTGTTATTCCACAATCTCATAGACAATGCAGTGCCTATTACAGGAACTAATGCCTTACCTTTTGTTTTGAATAACCATTTTGATGTTGCCATACCCTCTTTTATATACCAAGTTGCAAATGGGAAATTCCATCCTCTTATTATTTTATTATACACATCAGATGTCATTGCATAATCTGGCAACTCTCTTGCTACTTTCCAAGCCGCTTCTAATTGCGACAACCCATACGTATCTATCCAAGGAAATTTTTTCCCAATGTCAACTCCCAAATCTACGCAATCCTTTAGATACATTGCAACCATAGTCCTAACTGGTCTTTCTCTTATCTCATTAACTTTTTGCAATCCTGCAACAAACCTATAGAATGGTTCTTTTGTTTCAAGTATTCCTTGTTCTCCTACTCCTCCGACTCTATATGTTCCAGACTTTCTTATAAATTCCCAATAAGCCAATTCTTTTTCATTTAACAACTTCTCTCCATCTTTTTTAGATAACTTGTAAAGGAAACCCCACATCTCTCCACCCTTTTTGTATGCCTGTGGAATTTTCATCGCAACCAATACTTCATCCCCGCCCAAATTGTTAATTGTAAATCGTTCAAATGTGCTTACGATTGCATTCCACTTAAACATTTTAGTCGCAGTATTAATGGCATCCAACACTTCATTGTTTAATTTTTTATCAAACTCATTAAAAGCCGCTTTTAATTCAATGGGGATTGTATAACATTTGGTCTTGCTATACGTTTGAACTTTATACGTATCATAATAGTTACCATCAATCTCTATCCTTACTCCCTGCTTGTCTGGGATGCCATTAAAAATATGAGTCTCCGTTCCATCTGGATTCTTAACTAACTTAAAATATCCCTTATTGATAAATTCTTGTTGAATTTTTGGGTCTATTAACTTGTTGTCTTGATACCGTATATCTTCTATTGCACTACCGTTTTCATCTATTTTCAATTTCAAAATATTATTATATTGTTCTGTCAATTCCTTCAATCTTAATTGTTCTTTTCCAGTAAGTGTTTTGTTTATATCCTTCATTAAAAGTCTTTCAAGCTCATTGTGTTTATCTAAAGTAAAATCTTTCATAAGCAAAACATTATTTACATCTAATTTTTGACAACTTCTATTTGTAAATTTAGCAACAGTATTTTGAACTTTCATTTCCCTAATCATATTTACAAAATCTTTCCAATCAGTGGTATTGTTTATTGGATTAGTCGTTCTTTGTTTTTGATATGAACGAGTGAAATCTCCTATATGTTCTGGGAATACAGAACTTCCGTTGCTACTACCGAATCTTTCATAGTTGATTTCCCAGTAATTCATTTTTGCATCATCTGGATTCCAAATTCCATTTTCTGCCCTTATTCTATTTTCTTCTCCCAATACTTTATTCTTTCTCCATACTATTCTTTTTGCCGCATCGCTTGAGCTCGCCAATAAATCATCCAATTCCTTTACAACATCTTCTGTTGGTATAATATTACATTCATCATCAACGATTGGAGTTCCTTTCTCAACAAATTCTTTCCCATCTATTGTTCGTTTAACGTCTCTTGATTCTTGAATGGCGTTTTGCAATCTGCATATATTTCTTGCGTCTTGAGTATCTTTCTCAAGACAATCTATACCATTTTCCTTAAACATATAATTAACTAAGTCGTTCACTTCGTGCCGTATGTTAGCTACTGCACCATTAAGACTTCTGTTGGCATCGTCTCTTATGCTCGCAAACATTTCCTTGACATAAACTGGGGCTTCTTTCTTAGCAATCAATCCTGGTAAGAATCTAAACGAATTGTTTATTTTAACAAGACTATCTTTTAGTTTAATTGCACGTTCTGCTAAAGACAAAGTAGAATAGTTTGTGTAATCTGCGGGATTAACTCTCTTCCCAACATCTTTCACTACTGCCTCTCCCACTCTTTGCATATCTTCATTGTTTAGTTTGTTTCTGATATCTTTCAACATTTCAAAAGGATTCCTAACGAAACCTGGACTACCCTTATACATATTTTTTATCCCTTCGTCTGTTCCTTCGGAGAACTTTACGTTTCTCGTGTCTACCATAGTAGGTTGTTCATCTACTGCTTTAATTTTAGTGTGCAATTCTTCTGTGTTTACTGGACTACCGAATTCGCTTTCGTCAGAATATCCTGGATTGGGTTCAATTTCTTTTTCTGGAGGATTAATGTTTTTTTTTATCTCTACAACACCTTCATTGTTTTCTACTATATCTTTTGGTTCAACTTTTTGTTGGGAAACATCTGTTTTGGTTTTTGCTTTTTGTTCAATTTTCAATTCTTCTTCTTTAACGTTAAGTCCCTTTAATTTTGCTTCTTTGTTTATCAATAACTTTATTGCAGGTTCTTCCTTTAACATCTTAATTACTTCTTCTTTGGGAATGACATCTTCGCTTATTGTATATCTCCTTTCCCAAGCCGCCAAATCTCTTACTTGATTCTTGGTTAAGGGTTGTCTCCTATATAATCGTTTGTAATATTCTTGTATTCTTGTTGGCATTCCTATTGTTGAATTTTGAACAATGTCGTTTTCTTCTGGCGTTAATCTTTTAATTCCCTTTGCCGATAACTTTTTCCACGCATCTAAACTTTCTTTAGTAAATTTTTCGCTTGGAATTGATGTGGTCGGAACAGTAGGTTCTCCTTCAATCGGAAGTAGAGGTTCGTGAGAAGAAACCATTTTAGACAAAACGCCTGACTCTTGTTTTATAATTATTTTCTTCAACACATTCTCTATTCCTTTCATAACTCCTTTCCCAAGTGCATATCCAGCAGGGATAGAAATCGCACCCATAAGCCCAGCATCTTCCATTGCGCCTAATGTTTCTTTTGCATTAAGTTCTCTTGTGTAAATACCATCTACAAGTTTATTAATCCCTGTAAGGGTAATCATTTCTCCAGTCCCCTTTGCAGTTAAAATCATTCCCCTTTTTACACTTGGAGTTGTTATAACTTTTCCTACATTCTTTGCAACAAACTTCATCCAATTTCTATCTTTTAACAAAAGTTCACCAGCGTTTACAACACCTTTATATGCAAATGTTTTTGCAACACCCATTAATCCCAAAACAAACCCCTGCGCATCTCCAATAAAACTTGCGACTGGATGGTCTTTAACATCTTGTGCTATTTGTTCTCTTTCTTCTGGAGTATATATCTGTTCATTTATACCTTCTCCTATTGTCCATTTCTGTATCCCTTCCCAATTAGCAACCATTCTTGCATTGTTCCTTTCTATTTTATTCCATTCTTCTGGATTGGTTATGGGTCTATTATGTCCTGTTATTTTATATTCTGGGTCTGTTCTATCCAGATACCTTTGATTTATAATGTATTGTTTTCTACCATACTCTTCCAATGGAGACACAACATTTCTATCTAAGAACTTTATTGTCTTTGGTATAAATCCTAAGTGTTTGACATCTTCTCTAAAGAAGTCCTTAAACCAACTTTCTTTTTCGTATGGTTGTATTTCTATGTCTTTTCCAAATGCTTTTAAGGGGTCAATCCTTGCCTCTTTGGGCAGGTATTCATTTATAGTTCTAATTGCTCCCACTTCTCCCTTATGATTAATTATTGTCTTATCAATAAACTCTTTCAATTCAGGGTCTGTTTGACTTTTAATTATACTCCAAATTTCATTGTCTTGCAATACTGGTTTAACTTCACCTGTTTCTGGGTCTGGCAATCCTCTTTTCCTTTCTTCTATCTTAGACAATAACGCCCCAACTTTTTCTCTTGGATATACATTATCTTCTAAGGTTTTTGCAAATGGACTCGGAGACGTTTGGGGAGACAAAGTCAAATCTTCTTGGATTGGAACTTGCGGCATTCCTTGTGATAAGTCATTAACAAATTCACCTGCTTTTTTTAGTGAATATAAAGGATTGAGTTGTTCGGATATTGGCATATCATTTTATTAAAAACCAGTAATAACTTGCCCCAAATCAAAATCAGTTTTGAATCTCTGTTTATACTTCGCTTTTCCAGATAAAGATAAGTTTCTCAATATTGAAACTCCTTCTTTTGTTAGTTTATCTTTGCTGTCAAACATCCCAGCTATATCTCCAACTTCTAATGGATTCCCAGAACGTGTCAACACATTGTAATATTCCTCTTTTGTCATTTTCCCTTCAACTGCCATATCTTTCTTTATGCCATTTATCATTATTCTATATCTAAGCTCTAAGTCATCTTCATTTTTTGCTACTGTTTCTGGGTCTTTTTTTACTGTTAATGGATTTAGTTTTATTGACTGGTCTGTTGGTAAGAATTTCTTTGCAGGGTCTTCCTGACCTTCCGTTAAGTCTCCAGCATTAAACCAGTTCCGTATTTCATCTGCCTTTTCTGGATTTAGTGCAATAAGGTCTGTCATTTTTTGTATCACTATTCCCTTAAGATTTTGATGAGCCACTTTTGTTGATGCGTCTGCCACTGTCTTTGCATTCTTTGCCTTTAACATAGATTGTATTAAACCAATATCTGGGTTTGCGTTACCCCTATTATTCATCGCCCCTGTTAATGCCTCTACGATAGGATTGACCCCGTAATAACCGTTATTCCCTGGACTATATTTATCAAATCCCATATTACTGCCCTCCGTTAAACTGTGGATAGTTACTTGTTCCGAATGGATTTTGTCCATTTGGATTTTGTCCATAACTATTCCAATCTTCTGTATCCCCTAACAATCCAGTAAGTTCATAATATTTTAACACTGAATCTGAAACTCCACTTTGTTTTAAGTATGCAAGTGTAGCCACTTTATCTCTTGGGATTAATCCTAACTGTTGCATATACTTAACAGTGTTTGTCATCTTGTCGGCTTCCATCTTTTCTTTAATGGGCAACCCAATAAGAGAAGCTCCGAGATTAGTCCACATAGCTTTATTCGCTTGTGCCGTATCTGCTTTCTTCTGATAATCTGCGTATGCCATTCTATGCGCATTAGTCATTTCATTATTTACTATTCCAGTTTTTGCTTCCGCAAGTTTGTTAATAGCATTCCCTTCTATGTTTTCCATATTACTACCATATCCAGGACTATACGACAACCCTCTACTGCCCCATCTTTCAGTCGCCTGTCCTCTTGTTCTGCGCAATTCTTGGTCTATCGCTTCGTGTATAGGAGAGAACTGTGTATTCACTGCCCCTTCACTATAGAAATCCTTATAACTATTAGGGTCGTAGGTAGGTATCTTTCGTGTTGCCCCATAGATTGAAGCCACTGCTCCAGCTCCCATCAAATAAGGATTTACTCCACCAAGTAACCAAGAATAATTCATTTCTACCTCCCACTAATTTCAAGCGACAGTTTTATTATAATCGTTATATAAGGTTTGTCAAGCATAAATAATTAATAAATTATCAATTCCTTTCTCTCCCCAATGTTAGTATTTGAAAGTGTTATGCTTTGCGTATCGCTCCTAACTATATTTACTGGTTGTCCATCAGGAGACATAACCCCATTTATCTTTCTTCCCAAATTGTGATTTAGTTTTACTTCTTGTCCTTGTTTAACGCCAGTATATCTAACTGCCTTCGCATTAGATATCCCACGAACACCTCTATTGCCAAACAAACTATCGTAGGTCTTTAGATTTATTCTCATATTATTGTGTTATATTCTGATACATAAACTCTGGTTGTTTAAGCCTATACTTTATTATTATACCAAGTATCTTTGTTACATATCTTTTACTAACTTCTATCTTATTAAACTTTATCCAATGTCCATTAATACTTTCTTTGAATTGATATTTCCAAGCCCTTATTCCTGGAATTAATGATACGGAAGTTGTTGGCATAGTTGTTGGCGTAATTGTTAATGCCGTTGCGTTCTTTTCTGTTTGGAATTCCAACAAACAAGGAGTAGCTTTAGAATATATACTTTCTTCTATTACCCACATCTCGTCAAAATTCTTTTCTGACAATGGATGTCCACAATCTATTTTTCCAGTTGACAAAGTAATTTTTATTTCATTGCCACTGGCATCTTGATAGGAGTCGTTTGTAAGCTCTATGAAGCCATACTTGCTTGTTATTTGATTAGTTCCCATACTACCATACAATTTGTTCCCTATATCAACCATACTACATAATTTAAGCGGTTGCCCTTTATCTGTTTCTATAGTTGCATTCTTATACCAACCTGTTTTATTCATTACTAAAGCAACGTCGTTAATCATAATCCAATTATTGTCCTGATATTGCCAACAAGCTATTCTACCATCTGTTGTTAAGTAAACAAACCTAATGCTCTTGCATTTTGCAATTCCAAACCCTTCTTGGGTGTCTCCACTTACAAAAAAGAATTGCCAGAACTTATCCGTTATTGTTGACAAGTTTGTGCTTATCGTTGTATATTGTTGTTCCCCTAAAGCACCTGCGGGAGGGTTTACTAAACTATATCCCCAAGTAGGCGTTGCCGCTAATGGAGACCAAGTGGCAGTAGAATGTCTATATCCTATTTCTCCATAAGTTTGTTCTGGAGTATGATTAGACCCATTTGATATTAGCATATCCCCACTTACAAATAATGCTTTTGCTAAATTTGGGAACTCATAAACTTGTGAATCCCAACGAGATTGACCATTGGCGTTATCTGCAAGAAGTGAACAAGGTGCGTAGTAGTTCTTAAAAACATAACAAGTTTCCGTATCGGGATTTTGTGTAGGTGTCCAAGTCCAACCTTCTGAATAAGCAGATGTTATAATATCGTTATTGGTAGAATACCAATAAAACTTACTTGTTGTCCCATTGTCAGTGCTTACATATTTTGCTCTTATAAAATATATCTTATCTACTTCTAATCTTATTGCAACTGCCGTTGTTGTTCCTACTTTTTGCCAATTTATATCAATCCATACAGCACCTGGAAAATTTATCAAATGTTCTCTTACCGTAGAACTATAATGTGCTAATATTTTTCCTGTAAAGTCGGTTACTTTCTCTGGCAACTTGTCATATTCAACAAGTTCCCATTCTATTGTTGTATATTTTAATGCACTCCAATCAGCCCCACAACTTCTAACCATAACCTTAGTATGTTTTAACATATAAGGGTTATTGTTATAATCATCTAAAAATCCACCTGCTCTAAAAGATTGCGCACAACATTCATCTTTTAATCCAATACCACCATAATCAACTGCGTCTGTCAAGTCATCCTCATTATATTCCCCAACCTTACATTCTGTTGCTGTTACTACTCCTGTTGCCGCAGTCATTGTAAAAGTTGGATTATGTTTAACCGCAGGTATTAAATAATCTCTTATAATATCCGCTGTTGTTTGTCCATCACTTGCCCCGCCTGCCGTTATTACAGTTCCGTATTTGTCAACAATTCCGTATCCTGTTTCAAACTCTGGCTTTGTATTTAAGAATAACTGATTTTCTTTACGGTAAACTTGTCCTGCTATTGTATCCCTTACCCTTAACACTTCTTTCCACGTTTTACTGTCCATTCCTAAGAATAACTTTTTGTCTGTATCAAATGCTAACGGTATATTTAATTTCTTAGTGTCAAAGTAATCTCCCTCTAAACAACTTACATCTGATAATTTAATTGCCTGTATTGGGAACTCCTCTCCCCATACAACACCATAAATCCCATTAGTGCCGAATACTCCTAATATATCTTGTGTAAGTGGTCTTAATCCTACCAATACACCCAAATCTGGCAAGTCGGTTATGTTAGAAGTCAACCAACTGTCTGAATACAATGGCAATACAGGGAAACCTTCTTTATCCTTAAAGTTATTATATATAAAACCCGAAGGATGATTAGGCAAGTTACCGTAAAATATTACATTCCTGAAACCAACAAGCCCAACCTTTCCCGCCATATAAGTCGGATAAGTCCCCGAAACATTGCTATCTGTTAAATTTGAAACTGCGTGTCCATCCCATATCTTAATTGCAGATAATCCATTGCATAAAAATACTAATCCCTTGTAAGACAAAACATTTACATTATAAATATTGGGCGTTCCCATTGTGCAGATATAAACAAAGGTCAACATATCTTGAGTCCAATATACTTTTTGTTCAGTTGTATTCCTTGTTTGAACAATAACGCCTATCCCCAAACTCTCACACCACACCTTGTCATATTGCACTATATATTCATCTGTCTTTGTGTAAGTTAATGCGGAAGTGTCGTATCCAAAGAACTGCGAGAAGTTTGCGCCTTTCCAAGCCATTAACGCACCACGTTCATCACACAATCCATTATTGATAGTCGGAGAATTCCCAGAAGGATAAAGAACTTCGTGGGAGTATTCATCCAATCCTCCAAATTTAGTTATTGGAAAATATAATGGTTTTGACATAGTTTAGTTAAATATTGGAGACGACACAAAAAGTATCCTCATATAAAAAATATTTAGTATCATATGTTTGGTTATTAATTATACGCCCTTTTATATCGTCTCCAGTATTCATTATTTTTTCTGTCCAAAAGTTATTGGTTTCCCAATCCCTTTTCTCATACCTATACCAGTGAATGCTACACACAACCCAACAAGAGCTTTAAGCAACTGCACTATTTCAGGTTTATCTGCAAAAACATAAGTAGCCAAAAAGCTCAATAGTCCAATAATTATAGACCATATCGTCATACTCTGGCTCGCAGGCTTTACTTCGTTTGTCATATATCCCCCCCTTTTTTTATCACTATTATTCCCTATACATATATACATAATGCACGATAAGGCAAGTGTCAAGCATAATTTTTTTCTATGCTCATTTTCTCCTTGTGGCAAGGAATAAAACACCTTGCCTATGTTCTACAATACCCATATAGGTTATTGATTTATGAACGTTCATTATTTTCCCCTAAACAAGATTATCGTTGTTGCTATTATTAACCAAACATTACCCGCCACTACACAACCATAACTCCAAAGTCCAACCTTTGCCCATTTCTTTACATTAGAGACTGTTTTAATTGGTTTTGGCGTATATGCTTGCATTACTTTGTTTATCATTGCCGTATCAAGCTCATAAGTGTATGGTTGAATTACTGTTTGACTGTCGGGTTGAATTGTAATCGTATTCTCTTTTATGATACTGTCAATGTTAAGTGTGTTGGTTTGTAACATCAAAAATAATATTATCATACATACCTCTCAAAGTGGGGTGTGTCTATAAAGCTTTTGAAGTTCCCACCCCACCTATTAAATTTTGATAAACTTTCCCAATAATTTCCTATCTCTTGCAAACTATCTTTATCCTGCACCAGTTCCCCATTTCCACTCTTAAAGAAATTTAAGTCAATAGCGCATTTTTTCAGGTGCATTGAATTTGTAGTAATTTACTTTCCCGTATCAATATAAATCTGTTGTTGCTCTGTCGTGCGGAATAGTTCGCCACCTGTTACGACGTATCCCTTGCCATAACTAAACGCAATTAATTCAATAACATCTTGTAAAAAACTCGCCTGCTCTAAGTAAAGTTTAATGTTTCCTCCTATCATCGTTTATAATCTTATCCTTGCACTCATTGACATTGCTACACCTAATATCCCCGCCACCTAAATCTATCCTATAGTCGCAACCACTTTCAGTTTTTAAGCATTTGTTTGTAGGTATCATTTTATTTAATTGAAAATACTTTTATGCTTAAAAGAATTATTGCAATTGTTTGAACCGTTCCCGCCGCAATAAAAATATTGTGGTCGGAGTTCATACGCTCCAAACTCTGAACGTTTTCTTCAAGTTCATCTATTCTTAACTGTTGTGTTCGCAAATCTATGTTTAATAACATTCTTTTGCTCGTTTCGGTAAGTAATGCGTCCCTCAAAGTTGAATCTGATTTTATCAAATCCTCCGCTTTATTCCGTAACTGCATTTCCCTGTAATCAGAAATAGAAACGGTTTGTTTAGGATTAAGTATTTTTACCGTATCCCCATTTTCCATAACTGCTGTCTCTGGTCTCCAAACAAACTGTGTATAATTAGAATCCCACTCATAACCACAAATTAACGAAAGCAATAATATTAACATTTCCCCCCCTTTTTCATATGTCTAACCCCTTAAAGACAACCACAATGCACACGACAATAAATGCCAATCCTATTGACGCAAGTTTCACAAACAACTTAATCGGATTATCTTCTATCATTTCTTTAACCCTTTGCCACCGCTTTCTTTAATCATATACGCTTCATATCTTTTCTCATCAAGCGTTTTGCCTATAAAGTCTAATTTCGTATTAATAACCGCCATTTCTGTTTTCTGCTCTGCAATCGTTTCTTTTATCTCGTCAAACTTCTCTTTACTGCACGCCTCATTCTTTTCTATCTGTGCTTTAATTGCAGGCACTTCATTAGCTCTATCAACTGTCCGAACTCCAAAAGCTGATACTCCAAATATAATCATCAAAGCCCAGATTAAAAACTTAATATTGTCCTTAGAAAACAAATCGGAAGAAGCTAACTTCTGCCCGACCATTTCTAAGGTTATTCTTTTTTCTGGCATTTAACTCCTTTTTATAATGCACTCCCGCAAACAGTCCAACTTCCGCCTGTCTGGTCATACATTAAAATTATCATTGCCGCCCCTGTAGTTGCAATATCCGCCCCTAAAGTATTTATTCTTGTGTAACCTGCGGGCAATCCAAAACCTGTTAATGTTTTCAAAGTCATTACTTGCGAAGTGTTATTCATTAGAAAAATTACATTGTTTGCGACTGGGGAAGGTGTTGCTAATCCTACAAGTTTGAATCCCGCTGTCGGTCCCGTTATAGACACAAAACTATTAGTCGGAGAGATTAAAGTATCAGTATTAGCCAAAGTTGCAACTGACCTTGCAGGCATTGCTAAGAAAGTCCCTACCTTAAATGCTCCTGTAGATTGCACAACAGTCGTTGCGTTCCCGACTGAAGTAGCGTCTCCTGTTAGGTTTGCATTTGTGGTTACAGTAGCCGCGTTCCCTGTGCAACTTCCCGAACTTCCTGTGCAATTGCCCGTTACGTTACCTGTTAAAGCCCCTGCAAAACTCGGAGCTGAAAAAGTTGTTCCTGTGTAATCTATTGCCGTTGAAATCCTTGCCTGTTCATGTCCTGCATTGTCAACCGCCAATAAAGGATAATACGTTATCGCCGTGGGTGCGAGTGCTGCTAAGTTAATACTGTCTGCACAGTGAGAACTATACGAAACTCCCGATTTACCTGTGCTATCAAACCTTACTTTTATTGCGGTGTCCGCAAGAACACAAGTTGCTTGTTTTGCCGCAAGAATTGCATATCCTGTAGTATCCGCATACTTAGGAATTAAACTATCTCTCCCTGCACTGTCCCTTACTCCTACATATCTTACAGTTTGAAACATAGTATTATTATGATACGCCAATGTATGACCATTCAATAAACCTGCTCTTAAAACACTATCTCCTCTTATCTTTATTGCAGTATCTGATAAAATGCAAGTTGCCTGTTTTCTTATCCCACCAATAAAACTATCTGCTCTTACTGTTGCCGCAACTACAGTATCAGTCGTTTGAATATTGCCTACTGCATAAATAGCGTTGACTTTATTTAATGCGTTTGTCTTAAAGTATCCTGCCGCACCATTGCTATCATTTTCCGCCCATATACCGTATCTTAGAATTGAGCTACTTGCATTATCCTTTGTTCTTGCCCGTGAATATAAACCATAAACCTTTTGTCCGTTTATGTTTGTAGTGTCGTTCTGAACATCATAAAACCCGCCATACATATCAGCGTTTCTTATAATACCCGTCATTGGTGCATAAACCCCATAAGTTGCACCTCTACCATTTGTTGCAAATCCTAAATATAAACCCTTTTGGTAACCCGTTAAAGAATTACTATAAACACTTCCCTTGAAAGCATTTAAGTCAACACCTGCACCTATCTTGCCGTGCAAAGCGTCTGCCAATCCTCTTACTGCTGACAACTGCACTCGTTCTATCGTGTCCCCTGCTTCCGTTCCTACCCATCCTTCCACACCTAAAAAGTATTGTGTATAAGGTTGACTTGCACCTGTAACTTCCGTTACGAAATTCGCTGATTGTATTTCACTATTTGCCACACCATTCGTTGAGTCCCAATTTTTATATTCTGTTTTTACATAAAGTCCCTGAACACCTTTATCGTTCTTAGTTACTGCCCTTGAGCCGAGTATCTGAACGCCTGTCATACCTAAAACAGATACGCTTTCAGGATGCCAGATATGGTATATGTCGTGGTATAAAGTACTGTCCTGTTTATCTTTGCGTAAAAACTGTCCGCTATGAATATTGTTTAAGTGCCACGAATTCCCCGCCACTCTTGCACTGTCTGAAGTTCCCGAATTAGTTGAGTAATCCGCACTGTCAACGGATTGAATTTTAACGTATTTTGTAGAAGCACTGTCTATAATTGCTAGACTGTCTGTGGCTCTTGTCCACGTGAAAGTATGGTTTGTGTAATAAGTTCCGTGATGTCCATCTAATAAGTCGGAGTTTAATGAATAACCTGAAGTATCTGAATATAAAGAACTATCCGCCCACCTTGAACTATCTATCCACGCACCACCTGTTATATTCGCACCACTGTCAAATTGCGCATAACAGTAAAAGTGAGCCGTATCTGTTTTGAATTGTCCATAAATTGATTTCTCCAATGTTTGAAATAATCCGCCTGTGAAATAAGCGTTTTTGCCATAGTATTTATAGAAAGGGTATTTTAATGTGCCAAAGGTTCTAAAAGACTCCGTATAACTCATATATGGGAGCACCTGCGCAACCGTAAGAGTTTTCATTTGTAAGTCGGGAGACGAATTTGCGTTTAACAAAAACAATAATAAAGTTATCATTTTATACACTCCAATCTATCGCTACTGGTAATTGTTCTGTCAAAACAAGTAATGGGACTTCCCCTAACATCAAAACTTCTGGGGTTTGTTCAACCCAAGATATCGTTACTGGTTGTTGTTCTGCCATATTATTTCCAATAATTTGCGTGGTCTATATTAACAACTCTTCCCTGCCTATCAAAATCCCTACTCCACGCTTCTCTTTTCATATCCTCTAATTCTTGTCCCATCTTTTGTATTTTCGCAACCTCTCCCAATATCGCATAACACACCCAATCAATTACCATTCCGTGCCAAGAATCTTCTAATGCGCAATTAACCGTTGAAGTCATAGTGTCTGGGAGTCTTGTGCATTCCAACTTTAATGTTCCAGCAACACTTGGAGGATTAATCAATCTGATTGAATGCCCTCCCCCAGCACCTAATTGTTTACTGTAATAAACATATTCCGTTGGAGTTCTATATGAGGTTGTTGTCAACCAATTTGCATCTTTTGTATTTGCTTCTTCTATTGTAGTTGGAGTTATAATCACCCCTTCCCATCTTACTTTAATTATTGACAATGCCTTATTCCACAACCAGAACCATCTTGTATTTATTGGAACTGTTCCAGTAACTTCTGCATATAAACATTCTGACTTTCTGCATACATAATCCAACCCTCTATTTAACAATATATCTATATATGAAGGACTAAAATGGTTTCTAACTATTTCCTCTGGTGTTTGTATCGGAGTTGACTGCGTTGCTATTGTAGGAGTAGAGACGACTTCTTTCCCATTAACCAATCTAACTATTCCCATTCCTACTTTTGCAGTTAAATAAGAATACACCTCATCTCTCATTTGCGCCAGAGTTGCTTGTCCCATTTATATCCCTCCCAATTCTTTAATGCCTTGCTCGTATTCTTTCTTAAAATTAATCATCTGTTCTGTGTTTTCTGCTTTCATACAAGCCATATAACAAGTTCCCAATATCTCTAACTTCTCTCCCGCAGGAGATAAAAAATAATCTTCGTCTATTGCCCCATCTACCATACTGTCAAGATAATATGTAAGTAATATTTTTGCGGCATACGTTGTTGGGGCAAACGCAATCCCAGGTTTGCTATCAGTAACAGTAAATCCCTCAAATTCAGTTGGATAAAAAGAGAGCCAAGCGTATTGATTATCTTTTGTAGGAGTTTTTAATGAGTTCCTTTGTAATTCTTTGACCCCTCCAAACGTTATCAAATCTGCAAACTTTCTATAATCTTTTGGCGCTGTTCCAACCGTTCTCGTATCCCTTATGCCAGAAAGTCTAATAAAGTTATCTGGCAATGCAAAAACATTCCCATCAATATAATCAAGTGCCACTGGAGTTGCAAGTTCTGATTCTGTAAGATACCCACTTATATATTGTTCTGGTAACCTACGAATTAAATCAACAGTAATTTGGTGCATCTGGACAAGGAGTTCAGTGTTGTCCCATTTGCCAAGAACGTCAGCGTCATTTAATAGATGTCTAACTTCTACTAATTTTAATGTATTTGACAACCGAGTATATGGCATATTATTCTCCTACAGAAACCAGATACACAAATCCACCAAATCCACAAATTGCTAATATGGCAAAGATTCCTATCAATATCAATCCATTCATTTTATTTTGTTTTAGTTGTATCAACTATTGGTTTTGCTGTCTCTGTTTTTGGTAATTTATTATAGAAATACTGGTTGATTATTCTCTGCAAATCTTCCCCAGTTCTTACATTGTGTTCCAATTCATACTTTAGACTGTTCGCAAGTTTCGCCCTCGTCATTTCATACTTGCTTAACTTTACATAATTTATATTAACCATTACTTGCCAAACAATAATAAGCGACAATGCTATTATTGCAATTCCTTTTATTATTCCTTTCTTCTCTGCATTTTTTATTTCGTTCATCTGTCTCCTTTTTTCCCTTTCGGGGTGAGGTTTTTAAGCCCCACCCCTAAAGTTACATATTGTTATTTCGTTCCTGCACCAAACATCCAGAAAGTAGTCCCGTTTATAATAAACGAACAACTATCTCCTGCTACTGTAATCCCAGTCAAAACATCTCCCATCAATTTAAGATTTGACGTATTCAAATGGATACTATCCTCTGTAATTGTAAGCATTGCTACTGGGTCTGCAAAAGTGCAAGCACCTACACCTAATGTTGCTGTAGTCCCTATAAAGATTGTAGTTGAACAATTTACAGCATCTCCGAAACTTGCCACACCATTACCCCAAATCGTTGACAATGCCGAAAACGCACCAGAGTCTGTAACCGCATCGCCAAAGTAACCTATTCCATTTACCCACAATGTTGACATAAGGGAAGTTCCCAAATCAATAATCGCTGTTTTCTTTATATGTAACGAGTCGCTTCCAGTAATAAGTCCACTTGTGGTAAACGCACCTGTAATATCGGTAATACCTATCAACGATATATTTGTTTCTGTGATTTCCAAATCGTTTGCCGTGTTGACAAGAGTTGCCGCACTTGCGCCTACAGTTACTGTCCCTATGAACTTAGTTGTAGTTGAACACACAAGAGCATCACCAAAATCAACTGCACCATTATTCCACCAAGTTCCCGAACACTGCCCATTCCCAGCTAAAAGAATTGTCGTTTCTGTCAATGTCATTATATTGTCAGCAACAAGGTCTATTATAGTCCCTGCTCCAGTTCCAAACGTTGCAGTTCCTATAAACTTTGTTGTTGTAGAACAAACTAACGCATCACCAAAATCAACCGCTCCATTGTTCCAAAAAGTTCCTATATGTTGAACTGCACCGTCAAGTATTGTTGTCTTTTTGACGTGGAGCGAATCTCCTATCGTAGCAAGACCTGCAACTAACGTATAGGATACACTATCTGTTACAGCGTCTCCGTGATAAGTTGCCCCATTTACCCATAAGGTTGAAAGTTCACTAACTGCTCCACTGTCTATAGACTGGTCACCATTGTAAGCAATCCCATTTACCCAACTTGTTCCAGAGATACCGTGATTTCCTGTAAAGAGAAATGCTGTTTCTGTGAACGTAAGTATATTTGAAGGATTGACAACTGTTGCCGCTCCTACCCCTATACTTAACGCTGTCGCAGTAAGAGTTCCAATAGAATTTACCGTTGAACTACAAACCACTGCCCCACCAAAATTTGTTGCCGAAACCATCCAAACATAAGCATCGTCTGCACCAATAGCATCGCATTCAATTATGCCTACGTTGCCGATATCTCCTTCCGAAAGGTCTAATGCGTCTGTTGCAAGATTGATAGTTCCAAAATCAACCAACGCTACATCTGTAGTAGAACTTACGTTTATAGCATCTGTAGTAAAATACCATTTCAAGTTCTCGCTATTCTCTGCCCATATCAAATAGTTGTCTGTAGCGTTTGTAATTGTTAATCCATTCGCAAGAGTAATCGTAGAATTAAACGTTGCTCCTAAACTAAACGTTGCAAGAGAATCTGATGTGTAAGGATGTATAATCTCGTTTCCTGAAATTGTTGTTCCAGTTACTGCGAGATTTCCACTTACTGTAAGATTCCCATCAAATGTGCCAGAAGTTCCCTTGAAGTTAGTTCTTGTTTCTCTGAAATTAACTTCGGATTCATTCTGATACAAGTCCAAACCAAACATACTTGTTGAGAGTAACATCAACCCCAACAGTATCGCAATTTTGTTTTTCATTTCTTCTTAGCCCTCCTGTGTGCCATCTTTCTTCCCTTTCATTTTCCCTTCCTTTTCTTTTATAACAGTGGCAGTCGTATCGCTTGAAAGAGTTGAAGAGATTATTGGCTGATTATTTGGCGCTGGAATTTCTCCAATGCATTCCCAAAAAATCCTATTTCTACCAAACCTACCACCCTCATCACTTTCAAGTGCGTCTATCTCTAACTTATTGTTAGTTCTGAAAATCCCATTCTTGAATTCTATTCTTGCTCCATTTGTAAATCCAAGAGTAAGACAGTTAGACGTGCTTCTGTAAATCTTTTCTTTAATTATTTCTGCTGACATCTATCCTCCTATGATAACACTAATTTTCCGTGATAGAGTTCATTGTGTAATTCAAGTCCGCATTCTGTAAGATACATATCAACTAAACCATCATATCCTGGCTCTTCAACGTTTGTTTCAAGTCTATGGTCTCTTGAACCCTTATCATCTGCACCCAAAAATCTGTATTTCACATCTGCTGGGTCAACAAACAAATTCAATCCACTGAATGTTCCAGTAAGTAATCCGTGTCTTACAAATTTAAGAGTTCCATAAGGAGTTACTAAGTCAAAACTCTTTACTCCGTATTGAACAACAGGAGACTGAATATTCAATTTGGTTTCTGCCCAAGTAGATATCGCTGTAATAAGGTCATTGCCACAGAAACATATCTTGGTGTCCGAACCATATTCAAACAATTTCTCCATCAACGGAAGCCAGTAACCAATATATCCACCAGTTGCGCCAGTTCCCTTGAATGTAGTTAAGGCAACCGTTGTTGCATTTGTAGATATATAGGAAAGCAGTCCAGCCGTTGTTCTACGAGGTTCTCCCGCAGTTGTAGTGTCTATGCTATAAGTAGGATTGAAAAGGAAAGCCCTTTCAATATCTACTGCGTGTTCCTGCCCAATTTTGTTCCTCTGATATGCTTTCTGGTCTTGCCCATATGTTTTTGTCGCCTGCATAGTTCCAGTAATCTGAACTATATGTTTGAATATCTGTGTGTAGTTATAGGCATTTGTTGTCTGCGTAATTCTCCCCTCTGGTTTACCAGTTCCTTCTGCCATTGCATTACCTATAATCGTAAGGGTTGCTCCAGAATCTATAGCAGTATCTAACCCACCAGTCTGACTACCAAGTCTATTGACTGTCCAAGTTGAAGCTGTAGGAGTTGAATCTAAGATTATAAACGTGGACTCTGCATTTACGCCAGAAGCAGATGCTCTAACTATATCCCATTTCTTTGCTATGCTTGCTGTGCTTGTTGTAACGCCAATGCTTGTAGCTGTAGCAACAACGTTGCCAGTGCAAAGTGTCTGTTTTGGCTGTAACACATCCGATATAAATTCAAACTTCGGAGCGTTGCATTGCTCTTTTCCCATCTCATTCAAAAAATTAAGGAATGGATATCTCTTTGGTTTTAAGAGATATATATCATCCCTCATATCAATAACCATCTGCGCAGAATTTATCTGGTCAGTGGCTAAAGGTTTTGTAATTATCGTTGTCGGCATTTTTATTCCTCCCTAAAAAATTTCTTTCTTTCCCGCATTTACTATATCCTTAGCAAGGTCTTTAGAAGTTTTAGGTTCTGGATTACTATTACTTGTATCTGGTAGGTCAATGCCACGTTCAGCAAATCTTTTAACTATCTTTGCTTCTGCGTCTTGTTCTATCTGGGCTTGACTTTTACCATAAAGTTCCTTAGTGGCATTCTTTATAGTCCAGGGAGTAGGAGTAACACCGTTATTCCTAAGAAAATCTAAAACCTCCTTTGCTTTTGCAGGGTCTTTCAATTCTGGATTGTCTGCCATTATCATATTCCCTTCAACTCTTCCAGTTAATTGAGTTATCTGTTCCTGCAAGGGATTGACTAATGGGTCAATTAAAAACTTCTTTATCTTTTCGGGACTAAGTCCAGTCTGATTTAATGCTTCTTCAAACTCTGTCTTGTCCTGTTGTATTCCTTTTTTAAGATTCTCGTTCTCTAATAATAGTTGCGCCTTTTCTGCCGAGTCTGCTGTAAATTTGCGCATAAACTCTTTATTCCTTTCTATCTCTGCATTCTTTGAGGCAACTTCTGCGTTCAATTTTGCCTGCAAACATTCAACTGTTTCTCCCGCTTCTTCTTTTTTTACAATTACTTCATCTGGCATATATCCCCCTATTACTACTTATCTTTTACTTCTATAACTCTATTTATTATTTCCGACAAACTAAACAACTGGTCAAGCTCCCTACGTAAACATTTATATTCGGCGTCTATGTGAAGTCCCGCAATATTAACTATTGCCTCATACTTACTAACTAACATTTCTGTCAATACTTGATTAAGCAATTCCTTAATATCTTTATGTTCTTGTAATCCCTTAGACAACTTATTAAGTAATTCGTCATCTTCAACTCTTTTGCCAATAAATATTTTCCTACACATCTCTACTATTTTGTCTCTCATTATTGTCCTTGTTTTGCTTGCGACAGCATCTGACTCATATTTGTATTAAAACCATTCCCACCCATTCCGTTTGGCGCTACTCCATTTTGTCCACCCAATGCCTGTCCAGCGGTTTGCGCTGTTATCTGTGGCTGTTGGCTAAACCATTCCTCTTTATTAAGTATCTCATAACTATCCAAAAGATAGTCCAGTCGTTTCTGCGGATTGACAAATGGGTCATTCATAGTTTCTTTATATAACTCTTTTGCGTTTGTTCTACGTTCCTGTAAACTCATAGACAAAAGATACAATTCTGGGATATAAAGAAACTCTCCATACATTTCTGTTATGTCTTGGAAGGAAGTGTTATTTGGGAATATAGATTGTGGCAAGGGCATAAAGATAAACTGATAATTGTTGCTAACTATTTGTCTTGCCAAATTGCACAAAGCAAGCGAAATATTGCCTATTTTATAGTTGCCCCTCACTTGCCCCCCCTGCCGCAGTAAACTCATTGTAGTCGCAAGCTCTTGACGTTGGTTGGGCGCTCCACGCAAAGGGTCGGGTGCGCCACAGACATCATTCATTTCTTGTTTAAGTCTTTCTCTTGAATTGTAAGATTCAGAAGATAACGGAGTATGAGCAAGTTCCCCAAAGTCCTCCTTGCTTGTAACTTCTATCGGTTTCCCACAATACATATTCTCAATGTCTTTGTTCGTAATCATTGCTCCACGTCTTTTCCATAACAGTTTAGACACGTTCAATCTTTCACTATCCCTTATCAAGTTAGTAGAAGCGTTCAGTTCGTTCTGGCTGTCCTCAAGCAACTCTATATCGCCCTTGTCATAGATGACGTGTTCTCTTTTGTAATTAGAAAACCAAGAGAAAGGAAGTTCTTTGTGATTAAAAGGAGTTTTTGATTCCTTAATCATAACTTCCTTGTTTGCAAGTATCTTCCAAGTCTCTGAATTTTTATCCCACTCTTCGTAGAGTTGAACCAGTTGTTCATCTTCGGGAACTATTCTGCGAGACTTATTAATAATCTCTTCTTGGTTGTCTATTAAATACGATTGTCCATTTGCTTTCTTTACCTTATCTATATCTTTATATTTGCTTTTTGGTCTATTATACAACCATTCATAACTAACTTCTTTCTTTCTAACCACCCAATCACAATCTTCAAACGAAGTTGCCTTGCTGTCTAAAAGCAAATCATAGATACTAACCCATTCAAGATAACAACCAGTATAACTCAAATCGTTTGGATTCCAAGAATTAAATAAAGCTCCGTTTCCGTGTTTGACCATCTGTCTTACAGCTTTCTCTAATGCTCTCTGCATATGATTTAAGTGAAGTTGCAAATCAACAAGTGTCTGTTGCCCTACAGCTACTTGTGAGGGAGTTGTCCCGACTCCTTGAAGTTTAACTAAAGGATGTATCCCTATTAACTTAGTAAGTAAATCCTCTATAATCCATTCCGTTAAACTAAAAGTGTAAGGAACAAACAAAGCAGAACGCCCAGCATTATCTAATTTTAACTTCTTTGCTGGCTCAATTATACTTTCCCATATTCTCTGTTGATTGTCCCAACTCTCTCTATATGGCTTCTGATAACTTTCAGCAGAGTCTATTCTATTCCTTAACTTATTTATTGCTTTAGCGTTTTCCATTATAATATGCAACATTATAACAATCATATAAGGTTTGTCAAGTATAAATAATAATCTTTTTATCTTTTTATTTTTAATATCTTTTTGTTTTTATAAAGTTTACGCTTGACAAACTACATACTACGTGTTATATACTTCTGTCGTTATACCCGCCAAACCATTCACAATTAAACTACTAATATAAATGATACATAATTAATATATTTATTTCAGTTAGTTATTAATATATAGTTATATATAGTTACAGTGCTTTGTTTATATAGTTATATATCTTATATCTTTTAGTTATAAGAAATAAAAGAAAAAGCTACGCTAAAAAGAAAAGAAAGAAAATTTATTGTTTTACACTTGACAAGTCTTATATGTTAGCTATAATTTCTCATTGAGAGAAAAGGAGGAAAGAATGAAAGATGAACTGATTTGTGGAACTTGTGGAAAGAAAAAAGGCAAGAAAGATGTTTGGTTTGCTTGTCATACTTGCGGAGAACCGTTGTGCAGTGCAGAGTGCGCAGGTGCGCATAAATGCAAACCAAAGACAAAGACATTAGCAGATTGTAAGTTAGACGATGTTGTTATTTGTGTCTTAGGAACTGATTTGGTAGAAGCATGGATAATTGGGATAACTAGTTCTCCAGTTGGAAACTTATATAAAATTCACCCAATGAATTTTGGATATGATAGATGGGTAGTGGAAAGTGTAGATGTTCTTACTATTATCAAAAACGTGCAAGATAAAGCAAAAGAAATCTTAAGAAAGGAATTTGAAGAAAACGAAAAGAGGCAAGACGAGTTTAAGAAAGATATCTTAAAGACGTATCCTTTTGTGCAATTTGTAGATTAGTGAAAATAGGGGGAAAGAATGGATGAAGAAAAAGGCGCAGTAGCAGTTGCAGAAAAAACGAGACCAGTAGCAGAGATAACGGTAGTAAAGGGGCGCAATTTCCTAAGTGAGTTAAAAATTGCTGAAAAAAAAGTAGAAAACCAGTAGAGCCGAAATGGTAAACGTAAGACAACTGCGTAGAGATATTGGAATGAGCCAGACGGAAATGGCTGACTTGCTCCATATCTCTAAGCAGTTAGTAAGCGGATGGGAAATGGGAAGGAATGAAGTTAAGTGGAGATATAGAAAGAAATTAAGAGTAATTTGTTTTAAGAGTGGTAAGTTGCCAGAAGAATATGGATTGTATAAATATGTGCCAGAGGAAGAATAATGAAAACATTGGTTAATAAAGAAAATGAAATAATACAGTTATCTACTGGGAAGAATATATTGGGTGGAGACGTTAAGAACGTTACCCAATGGTGGATGAATGGAAAGTCTTACATAGACATATCTACTAAGCTTGGGCTTGAAATCGTAGAGGTGTGGGAAATACTTGAGAAGAATAGAAATAAGTTAATAAGAAGTTCCAGCAAGATGATTGACGAAATCAATTCTTCCGTTGAGGGGCTTATATCTGTAATACACAAAAGAATTTCAGAGGGCGCAGACGATGAGAACTTAAAAACATTAACTATTGCTCTTGGAGTTCTTGTTGATAAGATACCAATGGTTAAAGAGTTTGACGAATCTATGAGACAGAATCGTTCTTATGAGAAATTGACAGATGCAGAACTTAAAAAAGAAATAACAGAAGTAAAACTTACAATGAAAAAGACAACAGTGGAACAATAATATGATAACACTTGACGACCAATTACAATTAAAGAAACTACGACTTGAATGGGAATTGGCAATGCGAGACCCGTGGTTTTTCTTAACTCATTTTGTGTATACCTTTGACCCGCAGAGCGGTGGTAGGCATAGATTCCCTAACAAAAGGTATTTAAGAAGGACAACAGAGGAATGGAAAAACAATCGTAGGTTGTTAATAGCTAAATCTCGTCAACTTATGTGTTCTTGGTTGTTTTGTGCATTGTATTTGTGGGAATGTTTATCAAAGCCTGGCTCTTATATCTTCTTCCAGAGCAAAAAGGAAGAAATGGCTGGTTTTGATAGTCCGTTATCTCTATTGTCAAGGGTAATATATATGTATAAACAGTTACCTAAGTCAATACAAGATATGTATGAGGTAAAAACAAGCAAACAACCACCAATGTTTAAGATAGTTACTAACAATTCAACCATACACGCAATATCTCAAGATAGTGATAGTCCAAGAACCTACACGTCAACAGGTATTCTTGCCGATGAGTTAGCTTTCCAAGAAAATGCGCAGGAAGCGTTCACTTCTGCGTTACCAACATTGGGGACAACTGGTAGATACACTGGAATTTCGTCTCCAAATGGGGAAACGTTCTTTTATAAGTCATTATTTGATGGGCACAAACAGAGTATCTTTCCGAATACGGACACTGGCATTAGATGTTGGACAAATGAAATCAACAAATTTCGTTGTATGTTCTTGCATTATACTGCGGATGAGACAAAGAGAAGTGAGAAATGGAAGAAACTCGTATTAGAGGGAATGCCTTACGACCAATTTAGACAAGAATATGAAATAGACTTTACGAAAGTGCAGGGGACTCCAGTTTTTGCGTCTCTATGGAAAGATGAAATGGCAATAGATACGACAATAGACTTGGGAGACGATAGATGTTATGTTGAGGGGGACATCTTATGGAGACAGTGGGATTTTGGTTACATTAGACCTGCGTGTTGCATATGGAAAATAAATAGAAATAACGAAAAAGTTAAGTTAAAAGAATGGATGGGGTTTAAGATAGTGTTGTCAGAGTTTATAAAAGTAGTGTTGGAAGATATCGCTGGCTTATTTCCAAATGCAAGATGGGAAGACCAGTGCGACCCTGCTGGACAACAGAGTTCTGACAAATCAGAGGTTACTTCTATAGGGATACTTGAGGGTTTTGGCATACATCCGACTCATAGGTGGATGTCTCCTAATGACAGAGTGAAGATAATACAGGAATGGATGAACTCTGGTAAATATTTTGTTGACAAAAACCGTTGTCCTATTACAATAGAGGCAATGAAAGGTTGTTATTTATATGATAAAAAGCAAGACAAACCAATGAAAGACGGTTATTATGAACACATTATGGAATGCGACCAGTATGGTGCAATAGAAATGAATGAGTTTATCCCAGGGAAAGCAGAACAAGAGGGAGAATATTTTAATAGAACAAATTATTTTGGGAATGCGGGTTATTAAAAGGGGGAAAGAATGACTGTAGAGAATGTGAAAGTGAATTTAGTAAAGGGAGATGGGAAGTGCAAGGCGTTTTGTAGCGCTACCTGTAATGGAATAAACCTATACTCAATGTCTTTAGTTGAGGGCAACGAGGGAATGTTTATAGGAACTCCAGTGCAGAAAGATAAAGAGGGAAACTATACAAAATATCATTACTTCTCTTTTGGAGAAAGCGATAAGGGGGATTTGTTAAGTGCAGTGATGGCAAGATACAATGAATTGATTGGCGGGCAGTTGCAGATGTAAGGGGGGATAATGGACAATATAATTACGACTTTAGTTATAATGTTTATAGGAGTAGTGATTGTCCTTATGAGTAGGGTTAATTCTCTCATTGCTTCTAATAGAGGAGTAATAAAAGAGTTGTTGTCCCACAGAACGTTTATCTCTGCCTCTGTTACAAGCATTACCCTTAACATAGACTCTACGAATAAGATGTTACGAGAGATGAACAGAAGCAAGAAGTTAGCATTGAAAAGCGTAAAGAGGATGAAAGAACTATAATATGCGGGATTCAATAGAAAAGGGGGAGATGTCGTATATAAAGAAAGGCGTGTTAATTACCGCTACATACGCTCTCCCCATCCGCAGTAAAAGGAAACTATGAATATAACATTAGGGAAAGCAAAAGAGTTGGCTAATCCGAAATGCAATAAGTGTTGGGGGAGAGGATATATAACTTTTATTATACCATTCGGAGTAACAGAGAAGTTTGTAATATGTAAGTGTGTATATCCTAAGTTAGACCAGGAGGCAAGAGATGCCAAAACAAAAAACAAAGAAACTGCCTTACCCATACAAGATACAGTTAAAGGGTAAGACTTGGTATTATGCGACACAGGATGGAAAGTGGCATAAGTGGAAAGAGGGAGACATTAAGGTCAATCATATTATATGGGAACGTTCAATAGAGACGCTATAACAAACCGCCACTGTAGCTTAATGGACAAGCGCCTGTTTTGTAAACAGGGGACTGGGAGTCCGATTCTCCCCAGTGGCTAGATATCTACTAAAAGTAGGTGTCCTACAAAGGGTTCAGTCGCTGTCCCAATAATAAACAGCGGCTATTGAAAGGAGATAATATGAACGATAAATATATACATATTGGGAGAACAGATGACCACGTCATAGAAGAATGTGCAGAACTTACAAAGGTGTTAATTAAGGCAAAGAGATTTGGAATAGACAACTACAATCCAAATGACCCAAGCAAAACAACCAATAGGGAAAAAATTAAGTATGAAATGAATGACGTTAGAATTGCTATTAATTTATTAGAACAGGAGATATAGAATAAGAAGTGGTAAGGGTAGCCAAGTGGATAAGGCGCTTGTCTGTGAAACAAGTAATCGTTGGTCTAATTCCCACCCCTTACCCCAATTAAATAAGGAGAACGGTGAATGAAAAGGTAATAACTAAGGAAGCAATCTTAACCATAGACGAGGGCGATATCTATGAAACACGCAATATAATCATACCTGTAGGTAGTAAAGTAGTTGAACATACTTGGGGAAAGGACTTAATAATAGAGATTAAACGATGACGCCCGAACAACAAGAACAACAACGCCAGATAGATATCCTTGACGCTACCTGCGTTGACGCTTATATTAAGGAGTTAGAAACCACCTCTCCCCATCTCCCTTTAATTGCCCCCTCATCTCAATCCCCTCTTTTCTCTTTAGTCTCTAAAAGGGAAGTAAGACCAGACTACACATAGCTTATAGCTAAAAATACCCCTCTTTCTAACTACCTACTAACTAAATTACTATACAGAGTCCCAACCTACATCATACTACTAATAATTTTACTTGACAAAAGAACATAATCATAGTATAGTTATTTCGCCCCGCACTATAAAGTATATGTCATATATATCAATATTTGTTATTTTTTAATCATTCCCTTCTGTTAGTATTTAATTACTTAAAAAAGAAGGTTGTTAATCATTACTGCCCCTATACACTACCCACACTGGCATTCGGGGCTGTCTATTACTATCTTTGTTTTGGTCGTATATTTTTAGGGTTACATACATATACGATAGATACCACTTCGGTGGGTATCATTCTGTTAGATATTGTAAATATTATGATGTAATACAATTAAATACGATGTAAACAAAAACAAAACCTCCTTCTATAGTGTTTACCAGCCGATTCAGTTTTTAGCTCTAACTTTTTAATAATAAAATGCTTTGTATTGCCAAACATTGAATTTACTACATAAGATAATAAGTATAACAAGTCAACTAATGATTTACGATTTATAAATGCCTTACTTCTTAAAAACTTCTTACTAATCTGTCAATGCTTACCAAATATACTAAGTAAGCCAAAATCTGCTGGAATCCCTTACGGTTGTATATATTAACTATCCATTATATATATAAGCAATTAGCTTTCTTGTCAAAAATACTGTATTAAGACACTAATACACTTGTTTTTTATTGTTTGTAATATACATATAAAATCACTGTTTACAGTTATACTATAAAAATTATCCTTTATTGACAAAGCTTTACGAACTTTCATTTTTTCTCCACTGTTTATCAGTGTTTTAAGCTCGTTAAACTTGTCAAGGCTTGTCAATAGTGTCAAGCAAGTTAAAAACACTATTAAAATAATAAATTAAACTTTTTTTCCTTTGTTTGTAAAGGTTTTCAGGGAGTTTATAAAAAATATATTGACTAATTACTATAATACTATAAACTGTTGCAAGGCAATAAAGCTAAAAATTAGTTTATTTGAAATTTATATAAGATTTGAAAGTTGACAAATTTTGTCAATTATGTTAAATAATTAAATTTAACGATTTGACAAATTTTAGTTCAAACTTTCAGAGGGTAAAAAAATGCTTACAAACTTAAAAACCACAGACTCAAAACCTTTCGGAAGTAAGTCTAAGCAGATTTGCAAAGTTGCAATTTCTCAAATTGATATAGCGACTTCAGAAGTTTTGGACTTTGACATAATTGGAAGTGAATTTACTTGCTGCAACGAAGTAATTGAAACATTGCAAAAAGTAAACTCTGATTTTGAGAAAAAGTTTGGTTTTCCCAAAAATAAAGAAGGCGGAATTGGGAATTATAGCCCAATAGATTTACTTTGTAGGGGTTTGAATTCAGTGGTTCTTGACTATGAAACTGCAAAAACTATACGACTTGAAAAAGTTGTCAAATATGGTAACTGGGTTTCAACTCCTTCTGGGATTATACGAGCAAGAGACTTGAATTCAAGCTTAAACAAGCTTAATGCAAGTTTACTATTGGAAACCGATGTCGTTAAACAAACAACATTGAAAACGGCTATTGAAGGGCATAAAAAGGCAATTTCGGACTTAATGATTGCTTTTCCTGAATAAGTAAGAAATAAGAAGTAAAAGAAGGGAAATCATAGGATGTCAAAATCTTATGGTTTCCCTTTTCTTATGAGTAGTCAAATTATAAACAATAAATAGGAATAGAGAAAATAGGATAGGGAGGTGGTTTTTATGGAAATAGGATATTGTGTGGGAAGTTATGCGCAAGAGAACACCACAGAGAAGAATCGCCCAATTTTTTATTTCAATGAATATGTGGGGCATTTAGTAGTAATGGAAGTTAGGACAGGAATGGCAGACGATTTATAAACCATTGTTAATGTAGGATAGGAGTTAAAATGGATGCAGATGTAATTATGGATAGTATTCAACTAAGGTTGAATAGGGACTTTAATAAGGATTTGGAAAAGAACTTTGAGGATAACAACGAGGAGGAATAATGCCAAAATGTGAACATAAAGATTGCATCAAGGATGCAAAATATAGCTACTTCCAAGCGTGGATTGTGGAAGAACTTGATGACAATGGGGATAGAATTGGAATATTGGTTGGGGAGACGATAAATGTTCCCACTTATAGATGTGCGGAACACAAAATAGACTAAGGAATATATGGAAATAACATACGAATTAGTGCTTAGGGCAATAAAGAATAAGTTTAGGAGAGAAGTTAGGATAGATTGCACTATGAAGAAGAGAATAGGATGTGGTTCTTGCCCTTTTAGAACAGAATGCAAGAATACAGTTAAGTCAATAAAAATATTCTGGAATGGAACAAAAATAGTAGAGGTGTGATATGAATAGAAACAAGAACTTTTGTGAATTTATGGATAGTTGTGTAGCGGGTGGATTGTTAGGAGTGGTTTGGATATTAGTCATTGCAGGAATTGTTTGGTGTATAGTTCATTAGGATAACAAATAGACCAACGATGTGAATCGTGGGCAAATAATAGGAAAATATGGATATAATAATAAATAAAATAACAGATAAATTAATCAATAAAGAAGATAGTAAATTCAAGGATAAAAGTAGCAAATTTAGGTTAATATTACAAAAAGAATTAGAAGGGGGGAATAATGAAAGAAATAATAAATAAGAAAACAAAAAAGAGAATAGAAGAATTGATTGAAGAACATAAGCATCTTGGAATGTCAACTAAGGATTTGGAATTGCACATAGTAGAACATTTAATACTGGAATTGTATAACAATAAGTAAGGAGGAGATATGGGTTCAAAGCAACAGGATTATTTCTGTCTAAATTGCGATAGAAATGAAATGAAGAAGATATTAGAAGAACTAAAGTTGGGTGGAATAGACCCAGAGATGGAATTGTGTTTGAAATGTGTTGAGGGTAAAAATATAATAACCGATAAATTAGATAAGTAGGGAGGTGATTGAAATGATTAAAGGATTGAGTATAAAAGAAACAGGTGGGAATGTTGTGGAAATAAATGGGAAAAAATACATTCCATTAGATTCAGTTTCTGTCTCTAAAAAGGTAGAAAAGGATTATGTTGTAGTTAGAACACAATCCGCAGGTGTTTTTGCAGGGAATTTAGTCAAAAGGAATGGGAAAGAAGTTGAAATGAAGAATGCCAGAAGGTTATGGTATTGGAATGGTGCGGCTTCTTTGTCTCAATTAGCAATGGATGGGGTGGCAAATCCAAATTCTTGTAAATTTCCTTGTGAAGTTACAAGAATAATTTTAACAGAAGCAATAGAGATAATACCTTGCACAGAACAGGCAAGGATAAGCATAAGGGGAGTTGCGATATGGAAAAAATAAAAAACGATGGCGATGGCTCTGGCGATGGCTCTGGTTATGGCTATAGCTCTGGTTATGGCTATGGCGATGGCGATAGCTCTGGCGATGGCGATGGCTCTGGCGATGGCTCTGGCGATGGCTCTGGTTATGGCTCTGGCGATGGCTATGGCTCTGGCGATGGCTATGGCTCTGGCGATGGCTCTGGCGATGGCTCTGGCGATGGCTCTGGCTCTGGCTCTGGCGATGGCTCTGACGATGGCTCTGGCGATTGCTCTGGCTCTGGCTCTGGCGATAAAGGTTTAATTATATTGAAAGAATAATTTATAACAAAGGAGGTAGGATGAAATGTTCAAATTCTGAACGTAGAGATTGCTCTATTGTTCAGAAGAATCAGTCCCTCGTAAGGGATAAAGGGTTGACCGAGCAACAGGTGATAGCATTGCACTACTCGGATAGGGAATTGCCAATCGTATGTGAAATATGCGGTGGTAGATTTAGAAAAGAGAATAATAGTCATATTGACATTTCTTTGGATAAACCAAAGGATAAAACCAATATGGCAGGGAATGTTAGATGAAAAAAGTAACGAAAAAATCGGCAACTAAAAAGATAGTTGCAAAAAAAGCAGTTGCAAAGAAAATAGTAAAGAAAGATGAGTATGTAACGATAGTCCTCCCAGGGAATAAGAGGATTGAAGAGAAATGTCCTCTTACTGCGAATACTGTAAGGAAGATTGCAAAGGATGCGAGTTTTGCAACTTCAACGATACAGGACAGTGCAGGTAGAGATATGATGCCTTCAATTTTCCCCTTAACCACCGCACAGACGATTTATATAAATCGTTTAGAAGTGCCAAAGAAAGGATAAATAAGTAATGGGAATCGCTGGCGGGGCTATACGGATTCACCTCCTTTGCCTAAACCGCAGATAAAAAGATTGTGCCAGACTGCGGATTCCTTTAACTAATATGAAAATAGAAATAAAAGTATTTGACAATAAATCAAATTACGTATATGGTGGGATATCAGTTGCTATATTTATAGATAAAAGAAACATTGGGAATGGACATTTAGTGATGTTCAAAAAGAGGAATAATAAAATAATATTAAAAAAAGAAACAGGAATAAACTCTCTTTATGTAAAAGGTGGGAATTTGAAGGAAATAGATTAATATGATTAAAATAGAAGTAAAAGAAATAGAATGCCATCAGATAAAAGACTATCAAATACATTTAATAGAAAATGGAAAACATATCCATTGTGGGAATATAGCATTTTTTAGAATTCTAAAACGAAAGATTGTGTTGTATAAAAATCAAGGATGTAATGGTGAATATATAAATTTTGACAATGATTATGATTGCGATATAAAAACAATAGAATGAAAATAAAATTGCAAGGAAGCGAACGCCTTGATGTTACACTTTTTGGGAACGATATGAAATTTAATACAATGATAATTTATTTTTACATTGCAAATGGGAAGATATGTATCCATAAATATTTTTTTGTGAATAAAAATTCTTGCAATAACAATGATGGACAAATAGAAGAGGTAGAATAAAATGAAAATATCTATTAAAAAAATTGGAGGGAATACAATTCAAGTTTTTATTGAAGGAGTAATGAATCCATTTATTGTGCATTTTGAAAGGAATGGTAACTATAAAATAGTAATGAAAAAGCATTACGAATTGAATACAAAATATAGTAATGTTGTCGGAGGATACAAAGAGATGAAACAAATAGATTAAGGGGGTGAGAGAAAAATGGATGGAATAACAGAATTGCCTATGAATATATATGATAGGCAATTAAGTATAAAAGGGTTGCAGATACCAGAAAAAGCTGTAATCATAGGATGTGGTGGAGTTGGGAGTTGGGTGTCCCTTTTCCTCGCACTGTCAGGATGTCGCAAGATAGTTCTTGTGGATTTTGATTCAGTGGAGGCAGTTAATTTGAATAGAAGTCCTTACCGATTGGAAGATATTGGTAAGAAAAAGGTGCAAGCTTTGGCAGAAATCCTATTAAGCTATAGAATGGATTATATGGCTGTAGAACAATGGGATGCCAAGTATGAGGAGTTGCAGAAGGTGTTTTTAGATGACAAGAAAAATCCAAATATAGTTTTCTTGGATTGTAGGGATGTGCATCTTCCCGTATTGAAAGAAGCGTTCCCATTACATATTGGGAATAACGGAAGGAGTGTTAGCGGTTGGATGAATCCAAATATGGAAGCAGTATGGGGAGAATCTGTTAGTTATACAGATGGTGCTTTTTTAATGCCCCAGATACTTAACGCTTGGATGTTGTGTATGAATGTATTGTTCCGAGAAGATGTGAAGAAAAGCAAATCATATAATCCAACTGCAAGAATTACTATTGATGTAGTGGATTTGCTTAATAAGATGTTTGGAGAAGTAAAAAAGATAAAGAAACCGAAAGTGATAAAAACGATAAAAGTAGAAAAGCCAATCGTAGAAGAGATAGGAGGTGAAGAAGATGCAACCTATAACGCAAGACACAACGAATCCAACCCCACAATCGGGAATGGTGGAGTTAAATCCATCGGTGTCGGAGACCCCAGCAGTGCCTTTGTCAACATCGGAGGAAGCGATAGTTCCGACAGTGAAAACGGAGAAGGAAATTAAGGAAGAATTGTTCCTTGAGAAACTTAAAGATAAAACGCTATACGGAATCTTTGACAAAGACGGGATAAAAAAAGGGTTCAAAGATGAAGTAATAGCTGGTAGAATTAGGCATTCAGTTTTCTATAGCAAATTAAAGAAACTGTGGAATATTGAATTTGACGATACAGGGAAAACATATCACGCCAAAGATGGAAACTTTGGCATCCATTGTGATGGATTTAAGAAGTTCTGGAATGAATTCAAATATAGGGATAACTTCTTGCAAGATTGCGAATCTGTTATAATGGAATGCGTTTCTAATTTTGGAAGTTCTTTCTTGCATACAGGTAGTTTGAATGTAGTGGGTGATAGCCAAGAGAATACCTTGTCCGTGTTGATGTCAAAACCTACAGTGAATGTAAAGGGGAAATGGTATGAGATAGAAACTACGATGAAAGAAATTTCCTCTTCCGAAGAAAATGCTATTGGATTGGTTTATAGGGAAATCTATAACAAACAGATAGCCCAATACAAAAACACAATGAATACTCTTTTTAGTATAAAGGAAAGACAGATAATCTCAAAATTAGAAATTATGAATAGAGAATTGGAAGAAACGAAAAGGAATGAACATAAAGTTTTTGCAAAGGGGTTTACAGATGCAATGTCAATAAAGGATAGGTATAAGGTTACTCTTTCAGATAATACGTTGGGATTGGAAATGAATATTATTCCCAGGAAATGTGTGTATGAGGGAAAATACTATCCAATCCCAGATGAAATGGGAAAGAAGAGAGAAGTATATGATATCTCTGGGCATATTGGAGATAGTGGGAAGATTGATTGTGCATTGGCACGATTGAAGGGCGAATTTCCACACCCGAACATTAGAAATTATCATACAGAAGAGAATGGAGATATTTGTTTGGGAGATATGGCACAATGCACAATAGTAGAATTTGTAACTAAGATACAAACTCTATTAGAGATTATAAATTTTGATTCTGCTTACTACAAAATAGATAATAGTTTATGTAAGGATTTACGAAAGCTTATTAACGATTTGAAAGCTACAAAAGATGTTTGGTAAGGAGGAAGAATGGGAAAACATAATTGGGGGAAGAATCCCAATTCTCAAGACAACCTTACTCGTTGGGATAATGGGGTGAATGTGAAAGAACCTGTTATTAGAATTGCACAGGATTTCCAAAGTCTCATTAAGAATATGTGCATAAAGGTAAATGAGAAACATAAAGGTGATGAATTCGCCTTTGTTTGCAAGGGAGTTACGACCAATAAGGGATTTGAATTAAAGCAGGAGATATTAGTTCCTACCCAAGAAGTGAAGTATGCTTCGGTGGATATTATAGACCACCCAAGTTCAGAATGGAATGTGTTTTTTCATAGACATCCATCTTCGGTAAGTTCCTTTAGTGTAGATGACCACGAAAGTATTAACAAGAATTACGATTGCTCTATTCTATTAGACCCAGATGGGAATATAATAGACAATAGGTTGAGATTGAAAGTCTCTGATAGCCTTTACTTTATGGTAAAGGCAACGATTGAAACTCCTATAGAAATACCAGCAGATATATTTAATGCTATAGAAAGGAATATACGAGACCACGTTTATACTGCACCATCTACGGTTGCCTATGATAAACCTAAATTAACAAAAGATAGACCAGAGCAATTCCTTTCTGCGTTATTGGATGCCGAAACCAAACAGTATTTGTTTGATAATTACCAATACTACCCAGCATCGGGAATTTGGATTAGAAAGGATAGTAAGTCGCCAAAGACAGATAAAGACGCAAAGATTGACTTGGCAATAAGGGAATGGAACAGTGATAAGGCGGCAGAAGATTTGTTGAATCAACAAGAGGATTTGTTGAATCAACAAGAGGATTTGTTGAATCAACAAGAGGATTTGTTTAATAAACAGTATGGAAGAGATGGATATTAACCTTAAAAAGGGGGAATAAAATGGATGAAGAAATTAGAGAAGTTGATAGTGGCGAGGGGGACTCCGCCACAATAGGGGATTTTGAATTTATAGCAGAGTCAACTGATGGTGGCAATTTGGTTACGATAAGTTGTAAAGAGAAAGGGACTGACGAGCCATTCAACAAAGTGATACAGTTGCAAGTAATGGATAATGGGAAATTATCTTTAAGGAAGATGAAAAACTTAAATCCAAAAGTGTTTGAGACGATTGAAGGTGGTAAAATAAAGGACTTGTAAAATGAAGATATATATAACCCAACGATTCTCATCAGAGAAAAAGTTAGAAGTTAGATATATGGATTATATTCTGTTTGAATTTTTTATGTGCAATGACAAAATAGTTTTGCACTATTGGGATTGGCAAAATGAAGATATGTGTAATACAACGGGGACAAATCACAGCCTAAAGGAAATAGAATAAAATGAAATGTAAATTTGGATTAGAAGATTTGATAAAAAGCGAAGGATGTATTCGGTTGAGACTATATGATAAAGTGGGGATAGACACTTCCCATTGGGCTGTTGTTGATTTTAGGATTATAAACAATAAGATTGTAATGAAAATGTGGACTAACCAATTTACCAGATTGTTTAATATGGGAAAGGGCACAAAACCAAGAATAATAGAATGAAAATAAAACTGATAGTAGAATTGGGAACGATTTGTTGTAAAGCAATTCACGAAGAGGAAGAAGATGTAAGTCTTTTTAGTTTGAATATTACAAAGAAAAAGATTGGACTATGGAAATACGATTTATGCGATTGCGTTTTTACTAATACAGAAGAGAATCGTGATATAGAAGCAGATGGCTATTTTGAAGGTATGGAGGAGATACAATGAAGATAGGGCTTATGCAATCTTTTGGATACGAGAAGTTAGAGTAGATAATTGTAGGGTATTCCAATTCCGAAAGTCAGACAATGGATTTATTGGAAGTGTAAATGTTGATGATGCCAATATTGTATATATGATAATAAGAAACGCAATACAAGAGATAGATTAGGGGGAGGAATGACACAATTAGAAAAGGTTAGGAAGTATATAGAAGAAGAAATATGCAATGGTGGAGAGATGGCAACTTGGGATATTGAGAAATGGGGAATTGGTTTTGGTGGTATGATGGGCGGGACTGCCACAAGAAAGGCAAGAATTCTTTGTGAGAGTAAGATTATAGAACATCCGAAAAAAGAAGATGGAACAGTTGATAGACACAAATATATATGGGTAAAGAAACCACCACAGCAATTAAGTTTAATGTAAGGAATATATGAAAATAACAATAGAAATATATGATGAGCGTGAAGTTGCAATTAAGTTAGATAAGCAACTTGTAGTTGGATTTCTACAGACATATGATAAAAACAAGATAAGTTTATATAAATATTATTTATATCGTATGGAGAATATCAATAAGAATAAAATACGTAAAATAGAAACAATAAAATGAATATAATATTAGAAAGAATAGATAATGAGATAATAAGAATTAATGTTGGAGATATAAAAATTATTAGCATTGTAAAAAAAATAGAGGGAAAAGGTAAGTTATGTATTTATAAATGGAATATAAAACAGTCGGCATTTATTTCAGTTGTTGCCAATATGGATAGAAGGGAAGAAATACTGGAGATAGAATGAAAATAAAGTTAAACAATAAAGCTTACGGAGATGATAAAGAAGATGCGAAAAGAGTTAGATGTTGGCTTGGAGATACAATAGTTTTTAGTTTTACAATAGAAAACGGTAAGATAGTTTTTTTCAAATGGAATGCGTTTTATAATTTTATACAGGAGGTAAAAGATGAGTGAAGAAAGGATACATTATAGTCATTCCAATCTATGTGTGCCATGTGACCGAGAAAAGGCACTTAGATTGAAAGGAGTTGTTCAGGAGATACTTGAGACAGAAAACCAAGCGAATGGGAAGTCGATGCACTTAGCTTTCTATTCTGGGATAAAGAGTGGGAATTGGACAGAATTGGAAAGAATAACAGAACACACACCTAAGAATTTGCCACCATTCCAATCTCAATGGGATGAGGAATTTGCTGGTGGTTTCTTAATGGGAGAAGATAGTGTTAGGTATAAGATAGATAAGGTTCTTGTCTTGCCTAATGGGGATTTGTTAATAGTAGATTGTAAGTCTGCATATTTGTATGATGTGTCCGAACTATATCAGAAACAATTAAGGTATTATGCGTATGCTTTGTTAGATATAAACCCATTAGACAAGATACATACTGCAATATATTCCGCCCCAAGAGGATGGTTGTTGTATGGGGAAACTTACGATGGCTCAAGTATGGGTATGTTAAAGAATGAAATCGCAAGGGATATCACATTGGCTAAAGAAGTGATGGGCAAGGAACATAATTATATAAATCCAAGTGCGTGGTGTAATTGGTGCAATCATCCACTGTCTTGCAATAGTCCCTTAAAAGGAGAGAATAGAGACATTATAATTCAAGAGTGGTTGAGAAGTAAGGCACAGGCATCAGCAAGCGAGAATTTAGTCAAAGCTTTATGCGAGAAAGAAGGGATAATAACTTTCGGAGATAAACAAATAGGGAATTTTGATTCAACAAAAACTACGGTTGACACAATGGCATTTGTCAATTCATTAAATAGTTTGGAGAAAGTGAAAGAATATGTTGACAAAAAAGTATTGACTTGTAATATTACCAATTTCAAGAAAATATTAAAGAAGGATGAGACCTTATCCCAATATGCTGGAGTTGAATTGACAACAAGATTTGGGCTAAAAGAGATTAAAGAATAAAATGACTATAGAACTTGAAATAACAAATAATGATTTTGTGTTTGTAAGTATAACAACTCCTACGATACGGGACATACGGATTGGATGTTTTATGATAGTTGGTGATAAAATATATTTTGGGAATTGTTTTTGGGTTAATAATGATATGAGAACGCCAGTAGGAAGAGGATTGCTCAATCTTGACCATCTTAAATTGACGGAGATAGAATGAAAATATCGTTGTGCAATTCTGGGAATGACGTTGAAGTTATGTTAATGGATAACGGAATAGTAAGAGAAAAGATTGTTCAATTTGCTTTATTGCGTTCTGGAAAAATATCTATATATAAACATATGTATAAACATATAGGATGCCCATTGAACTTAAGCGAAGGAATGATACGAGAGGTGGAAGAATGAAAGCATATCTTGCAGAAGCAAGTCTAACCCATACCCCATCCGTATGGACTGATAGCGGACTTATATTGTGGTTTTTGATTAGCCCTGATAGAAAAATATATATGCACAGATGCACAGGTGTAAACAGTGAAACAAATAATGTGGTTGAGATTACTGTTAATAGGATCACGCACAATATTATTGAATTGACAGAAGAATAGTATATGGCTACGTAAACTATGAAGATAAAACTATACGGTAAACACTAACTGATTAAATGGGTGTCTTTAGAAGTCTCTCCAGATTCTGCGGAATATATAGATGTTTGTGTATTTTATATTATAGATGGAAAAATAAGTTTTAAAGCAATAAACGATAAATATTATGATGTTTCTAAATGGATTAATTTAAGTTATAGAAGAATTCGTGAGATAAAATAGGAGGGGAAGATGGATAAACATAAGGTCAAGGTGTTCAAAGGAACACCAGAAGATGTAGAGAAGTTAGCAAACGTTTGGTTGGAAAGTGCTTTTACTGGGAATGAGAATATAGATTTTGTAACCCAGACTTCCTGTGTAATTGAAAATAATGATGGGAGTATAGTTGGTGGGATAGTTAGAGCATATGATTACACGGTATATGCAACGGAGGAATAATGGAACATTCAGAAAGTATAATAGAAATAGCAAAGGCGATGAATGCAGTTCAGAAAGAACTAACTTCTGTATATGCGGGAAAAGTGAATCCTTTTTTCCACTCAAAATATGCCGACCTAAAGATGTGTTGGGATTCCTGTCAAGAAATACTTACGAAGAACGGGTTGTGCGTGTTGCAACCATCAGATGTGGTTAGTGGGGAAAATGTAATGGAGACGATATTGTTACATACTTCTGGAGAATGGATTAGTGGTAAATTAAAAATCAATCCAGTAAAGAATGACCCACAATCTAATGGAAGTGCAGTAACTTATGCAAGAAGATATGGACTGGCTTCAATGATTATGCTTACGCCAACCCAAGATGACAATGATGCAGAGGTTGCCCAGGGAAGAGGTGGAAAAGCAACAGACAAAAAGATAGAAGTAGGTAAGCCAGAGCCATTGATAACTCCAGAACAAATCACAAAGATATTGTCTCTACTGAACATAGTAAAGATAGATGTTGACAAGTATAATCAGATAGCAACGAACCATCCTAAATATACTTTTACTCAAGCGGAGGCGAATATTAGTTTCCTTGACAAGTTACCAAGAAAGAATGCCGAAACGATAACTCCAACTCCTCCTCCACCTCCATCTGTAGAGCCGAAATATAAAGCATCTACGAAGATGAGTTCATTGATTGCGAGCATTACAAAATCTCATTTGTTACAACATACAAACTGGGATAGCGAAGAGAACAAAAAGTTGGCAAAAGATACTTACTTTGAGTTTGGAAAAGCATTGGCAGGGAATGACTACTATGTAATAAAGAAATGTATAGACAAATGGACTGGAGATAAAGACAAGGGAGTTATAGGATTAGGAGCAACTCTTACTGCTCTTTATAAGACACAACAGGATGCGAAAGGCGTAGTTCCTACAACAAGAAAATGCACTTGTGGAGAGAATATGGACAAGATAGATGTGGATGGAAAACCATTCTGGGTATGTCCGAGTCCAGATTGTGGAGTTGCAATACCAATAGGAGGATAAATGATAGAATGGTTAGAGAGAACCTTTGGTATATGTTTCCATAAATGGATGCCAGACTATCAATACTACGACAAGATTATATGGGTATGTGAAAAGTGTGGTGCAAAAAAAGCAGAAAGGAGATAAATGGAAAATTTTGAGAGAAAAAACTCTGAAAAGATTGTAATGAATGATGTCGGAAAAACAAATGCAGAAATATTGTCTGAATATTTTGGAGACACTATTATCCCAAAAAGAATGTGTTATGGATATAGTCCTTTTGCCACTCCTACTTGTTATTACAACGTAGAATTTTATGTTTACAGAACGACTAAAAGCGATAAACAATTTGAGGAATCTATACAAGAAGCAATAGCAAAAAGGAAAGCTATATTAAACGATAAGAATACAGTAGAACTCTTTAGATTGGCGAAAAGGGTTTCAGAATTGGAAAACACTATAAAAGAAATGAAGAAACCAAAACTCAATGCGTGGGAAAGATGGAAAAGAGGGATTAACTAAATGGAAAGGGGAATCTTATTGTTGTTGCTATCAGCTGTAGTTTGTATCAGTTTTGATACAAGTTATAAACAAGGACTACAGATGGAACGATTAGAACAGGATAAGATTGACTTGCAACAGTCTATAGATAGTTTAACAACAACTACAGATTGTCCTATGAAGTTTGTTGGATGTGTTGAGGTTACTGCTTATTGTAGTTATAGAAGAGAGACTGATGCCACCCCGTTCCTTTGTGAGGGTTCGGGGTGGTTGTTGGATACAGTAAGAGATTATAGAAAGGTCATTGCTTGTAATTTCTTGCCATTGTTTACAAATATATTTATAGAAGATGTTGGTTGGTGTTTGGTTGTTGACAGAACACACGAAAAGAATAACAAAAAAATAGATTTATATTATGGTAGAAATAGAAAAGAAGCTATACAATGGGGAATACAAAAGAAGAAAGTTTTTAAGGAGGAAAGATGATAGATAAAAAAGGAAGATGGTTGGGTTTATTGATATGTATTTGCTTAGTTTTTATATTCTGTTTGGATGGAAAACAAAGAACAAAAGAAACAAATGTCGCTGTTGACCAAATCTATTTTCAAATAGATGAAATTAAAAAGCAACAAGAAAGTATGATTAATTCGTTAAACAAAATTGTTCCCGATATTACGATAGATAGTGTAATGGTAGTTACTGTTAAAAAAAATGGCAAGGAAATTGAAAAGCGGGAATATTATACTGATGGACATTTTGAAAATGTGGATAGTGATGGATTGCATTGGAGGGGTGGAATAACAAGAACAGGACAAACAGTTTGGGTTAAATATCATAGATAAGGAGGAAAAATGTTAAAGATAGCATTTATAGGAACACACGGGGCGAATAAGACTACGCATTGTTACGAGTTAGCAAGTGCGTTAAAGAAATTAGATAAGAATGTTTATATTTTGCAGGAAGTAGCAAGAGAGTGTCCGTTTCCTGTCAATGAGAAAGTAACTTTTGAAACTCAAATGTGGATGTTGACAACACAAATTAAACGAGAAATAGAAGTAAGTAAACAAAAAGGACTTGATTATTTGATATGTGATAGAAGTGTAATTGATGTTTATGCGTATATGATAAGGAAAGCAGAAGATGAATGTTCTCCTATTATAGAATTTGTATATAATTGGGCAGAAACTTACGATTATATTTTTAGATGTAAACCAATTCACTTAAAAAATGATTGTTTCCGTTCAACCTCTAAAGAATTTCAAACGGATATAGATAATATTTTTGATAGATTGAATTGGAACACATTACCAATATACCCATTCTATACAATAGAAAACGTGTTAAAAACAATTAAAGGAAATAAATGAGAACAAGAACAGATATAGAACTGTCCATTATAAAAAATAGGCAGGATATTGAGACGATAGAAATTGCCGAGTTTCAAGGAGAAAAAACCGATTGGAAAAAGTTAAAACAGTTGCTTATAGAAAAGGATGATTTGATTATTGAATTAGCAGAAAGGATAAAAAAAGATAGGGAAACTAAATAATGAAACCAAAACTCAATGCACTTAAAAAAAGCGTCAAGGTTAAAAAGGATTCACTTGTAGCTGAACTTGATAAGTTGCAGGAACGAACTTGTGGCAACTGTGGACATCGGGAAGTATGTGAGATATACGCACATATAAAAGTTATACCTACACAAGCAATAATCATTGCCAGATGTAGTATGTGGGAGGTGGGGAAATGCCAAGTGCAGGAAAAAAGTATGCTATGATTAGAAAAATTTTTGCATTACAAAAAATGGGCAAGGGAGAGAAAACTATAATGATATGTAGTCCCAACGACCCGCAAGTTATTGAAAAACAAGTTACTTTTTATATGGATACGGAAACAGGAATGTATAAAGAACACATTGTAAAGAGTAAAAGGTATAAACATCCAATTAAAACAGTTGACCAATGGTGCAATATCTTTAGAAAGGAGGGATACAAATAATGGTATGCCCAAAATGTGGAAAAACCTTAGCAATCTCTCACGAAAAGATACCCTTCTGTATTTCTTGCTTAGAGTCTTTTACTACGGTTTACCCTATAGAGAATACAAACGATGCCAATCTAACCCTACTTATAAAACCACTATCAATAAATGTGGGATTCCAGGGACGCAGATTTAAGACAAAGGAATGCAAACAGTGGGAGAACGCAGTAGGTTTGATATTGAAGAAATATCAACAAAGAATTGACGGATGGATAGACATAAGATATGTATTCTATCTTACAAACTTTGGCAATACAGATGTGTTTAACCTTGAAAAGTTATTGACAGATTTGATTGTTAAACGAGGTATTATAAAAGATGATAGATATATAGTTGAAGGACACGTTAAGAAAATAAGGGACAAAGAAGATTGGGTAGAAGTTTTTATTACAAAGATTGATGTAGAGGGGGAAAAATTTGAGACACGAAAATAGACAGCACTTTCTTAGATACCACAAAACCCATATTGATAGAGTTTGTTTGGAATGTGGTGATGCAATAAAGAAGGGAGAGATGGCTATAATGGAATGCAGAAGGGCAAGGATTAGAAACGCAGAAGTTGTTGTAGTCGTTCAGAAACCAAAAGTTTATTGTTGTAAATGTAAAAGTATATAGGAGGGAGTATGATATACAAAGACGATATAACAGAAGAAGAAGTTGAAGAATACGAAGAGCAACAAAGAGTTAGGGCGGAAGCGTTGAGAGATGAAAGGGAGGGGAGATGAAAGTGTTTAATTGCATTGTTGTTATATTGATATTGTTTTGTGGATACTGTCAATGGGTTAGGGAATATACCATAAAACATAGACCTATTTTAGTTTATGCCCCAGAGACGATTGTTGAGATAATCCCGCAAGGAGATAGTTGCACTTTTGTAATGGGTGGGCAGACAAAATGGGTCGTTCAAAAACAAACTCATAGGGAGATATTCAATACAAGAGATTATGGAGAAGGAGATTCTATTAGATGCGGTCATAGGTGGAATTGTGGAGGTGGCAATGGATTGTCAGACAGTAATTGATTTATATAATACCATTTGCGTTGGAATGAGTCGGGCAACTGAACTCACTAAGTCAAGAAAAAGTAAGATACAATGTAGAATTAAAGAACATCCCGATAAGTTGTGGTGGGAACTGATGTTTAGAAAAGCGAATGCGTCTGACTTTTTGAATGGGAAGGTTACAAACCAAATTCATACCAAATGGAAATGCAATCTTGATTGGATTGTTAGCAACGACACAAACGCAGTTAAGATAATGGAAGGGCATTATGATAATATGATTGAAGTTAAGTTGCAAAAACAAATACAAATTCCAAAGGATGTAACGCCAGTCTTAACAAAAGAAGATTTGGAAGCTACGAAAGAGGGAGTAAAAGAAATTGGTAGATTGTTGAAGGGTAGTCCGATAATGCGAGGGGTGAAATAATGGAAAAAATAGTAACGGGGAAAATATTTTATATGGGACATAGATTTACAGAGAAAGATTTTATAGAGATGTCAAAAATCAACGATAAAAAAATGTCGTTTGTTAGATACCTTATGGAACAACTATGTAAGATATCTACAGAAACATATTTAACTACAATGAGAACTAAAATATGTTTAAGTTGTGGAGAAGAACTGCCAGTAGATATGTTTCAGAAAACTGAATATACTTTTGAGAAACTTATGCCAAACTGTAGGTTATGCGTTAAGGACAAAGAGTCAAGAAATACAGCAGTAAGATGCCCAACCTGCCAATCTTATACAATGTCCACCGTAAACCACGAAGAGGCAAGAAACAGTTTGCTAAACCACGCTATTGACTTATACAAGACAATGGAACTTAGGTTGGATATAGAAAAGGGGTTGTATATGGAAAGTCCAAAAGAAAAGATAGTAGTTGGAATTACATTGGAGGATTGAAATTATGCCAGAGAAAAACAACAAGACAAAATACCAAGATGCCATACCAACTAAATTGTTTAATGCAATTAAGGGCGACAAGAAAAAGGGTTTTATGAAATTGGTTGGAAGTTATAAAGGATTTGACATTATATTTAATGGATACTCTGCAACCAATGGAAAAAAATTATTCTTTGGATTAGATATTGATAATTTATGCAAGGAGATAGACAATGACAACTGATAAACCAATTTTTAAGTTTGACAAAACAAAGAGTGTAACAAAAAAAATACCTAAAAACTTAGATGTTTTTTATGTTTTAGATATAGATGAAATGTTGGTTACTAAATATGGAAAAGATAAAAAGGGATGCGTCTATATTCTTTCAAGAGATAGGTTGAAATACGCACTTCATCCAGACCGCATTCTTAGCAAGACAGATAGACAAATCCACAAAATTGGATATGAACAACTTATAAGTTTGTATGGATTGAAACAAGAAGATTGTATTCTTTTTGAAAAAAGTGATAGGTTAAAACACGATGTCAATAAGTATATACATTTATTCCCGTTGTTTAATGGTAACTATGAAGAACATTTAAGTTATATTAAGATGAGGGGAGTTTTTGTTAGAAGTCTTGTCTTATAAAAGGAGAAGAATAATGCCAACAAACAATTATATTAACAAAATAATACACGCAGACAACAGAACTATATATCCCTTATTAGACAACGAATCTGTAGATTTAGTCTACTGCGACCCACCCTACAATGTGTCTAAGAAAGGGAGCAAGATAACAATACAAGGTCAGAAAGATGTAACTCTGGACTATGGAAAGTGGGATTATGGTTACGACGCAATTCCACATCTTCTTGAATGGAAAAGGATATTAAACAAAGATGGTAGTGTTATTGTATGGAGTGGAGATGCTCTCATAGGTGTTTATAGAGACTTCTTTGTTAGAGAGATGTATCCCAAACAATTACTTGTATGGGTTAAACAAAATGCAATGTGTAACTTTAGACAGATAGGATACAGAAACTTTACAGAGTATATGGTTTGGGGAATGAAAAACAAACCCTACAAAAAGAATCCCAACTTTCTATTTAAGAAGCAAACAGAAATGAGAAATTACTTTACTACGCCAATGGTATCTGGGGCAGAAAGAATACAAGACACTGATGGCGTTTCTCATCCTACACAGAAACCAGTAGCGATAGGAATAGAAATAGTTAGAAAACATTGTAGAGTTGGTGGATTGGTTCTTGACCCATTCGCAGGTGTAGGAACTTCTGCCATAGCTTGCATTAGAACAGGCAGAAATTTTATCAATATTGAACAAGACGAT